CTGGGCGACGATCCACCGGCGCCGCCACCCGGCGACGAGGCAGTGATCGTCGCGGATCCTGGTGCGATACCTGTGACCAGGCCGGTCTGCGAGACGGCGGCGATGGAGTTATTGCTCGACGCCCAGACTATCGTCCGCCCGGTCAGCTCCGCGCTGCCGGCGTCGCGCGCCGTCGCAGTGAGCTGCAGCGTCTTCTTCTCTTCCACGCTGGCGGGATCGGGCGTCACGGTGATGGTCGCTATCGGCACCTGGCTCACCGTGACGGTCGAGCTGCCTGAGACCCCGTCGACTGTGGCTGTGATGGTGGCACTCCCGGTCGCCACTCCTGTGACCAGCCCCGATGCGTTCACCGATGCGGCAGCGGCATTGCTGGAGCTCCAGGTCACCGTCCGGTCGGTGAGCACTGTGTTCGAGCCATCGCGGGCAGTGGCGTTGAGTTGGACGGTCTGGCCGACAATGATCGAAGGGGCGCCGGGATCCACGGCGACCGAAGCCACCGGCACATTGCCCACGGTGATTTTTCCAGATGGGGTGACTGATTTATTAACCGCTAATACTACTTACTATGTGGTTTCAACAGGGGCATCTACTTTTAATTTAGCTTTAACATTAGCTGATGCTTTAATTCCTACCGTATTTGAAGTGACAGTAGCAGGTACGCAGCCCAATACAATTATTAATACTACCAACGTTATTACTTTATCCACCGCGCAATCGCCAGTCTGGGCGGCAGGAACTCCGGTGCAATTTTATAATACGGGAGGAGCGTTACCGACAGGTTTATCCGCCAATACAATTTATTATGTAACGGCAACCAGCTTAACTACTACCACCATTACGGTGAGTGATAATTTAACTGATGCTATTGCTGGATATTTTGTACCAATTTTATCAGCAGGTAGTGGTACGCATATGTTGACGACTGCTTTAGGGGTTTATACAGGTAGCAGTTATACCACCGACACCCCTTATCATTTCCATACTCAAAATAGTGGTACCAATTATACCCTTGGTGGTGGGAATGTAGTAGATGCGGCTGGCGGCCTATCTATTGACAACGACGATACTTTGACGACGGTTCAGACAGGAATTGAAAAAGTATCTTTAATGCAGCCGACTATATTTATGAATTTATTTGTGAAACTATAGGAAAATTTTTATGACTAATCCAATTCAAATCCCATCCTTAGATCCTCTCCAAAAAAATGGTCCCCAACGCATTTTGTCTGGAGTAGCCAGAACCTTCACGCCAGTTTTAGACGTTGATTATGGTGAATATATGACGTGGTTATATTTAGGAACAAGTGGTAATGTATCTTATGTGAAATGGGACGGCACTACCCAAGTACTTTTGAATTTAGTGGCTGGTGTTTTTCATCCTATATTTTCGCTAAGAATAAATACCAGCGGTACTACAGCGACCAATATTGTAGTGGGAAGTTAAAATTAAAAATTTAAAATTTAATGGAGAAAAAAATGGGTATTACATCTCATGAAACTTTTATCTTAAAGCCAGCTTTGACCCCAGTTAAGGTAGTGGCCACTATTAATCAGAGCGGCACTTATTTAAATGGTCCCTCCAATAATGGAGTAGAGGCTACTTTTACGTATGCGACCGGTGCTTTAACAATTGACGGCGAGTCCGTATTAGTAAATGACCGTGTATTATTTCAAGCCCAAACTAATGCCAACGAAAATGGAATTTATACATGCACGCAAGAAGGAGCCACCGGAGTGGCTGCGATCTTGCAAAGATCGAGTGATTTTCAAAATATTGGTCAATTATTTGAAGGTCAAACTATTTCTGTAAGTAGAGGCACTAATAATGCGGGAGCAATTTTTGTAGTTCAAGGACCAATCCCAGCCTTATTTGGAATTAGCAATTTAGTATTGAATTCTACGCTTGCTACGCCGTCGACTATTACTGACAGCACATCCTCGGCTACTCCCGGTACGGTTAGGGCTTTTTATTCTAAGATCACCGGTTCTGCTACCACCATGACAAGCGGTAATTTGGTTGGGGTACGTGGTGAGGTAACTCTAGTTGGAGCATCCGGGGGTTTCCTTTATGGTGTGCAAGGAAAAATTATCCCTACTGGTACATTATCCGGTTCATCCTGGACAGCCCCTGTATTTGCTCAATTTGATATAAGTGCTGCTACTATTAATGCAGGCCAAACTGCCCCAGTTTGGGCAGACTACGGAGCTACTGGAGGAACTCTCACAAATGTGACGGGCATGCGAATGTTTGCAGGTACAAATACCATTGCTTCGTTAACATTGAATTCCATGATTTATTTATATGGAAAAGCCACTAATTTATTTGAGCTTTCTGGAAGTGCTTCGACCTATATTACTACGGCAGCCGGTACCACAATTGGCGGAACGCTGCAAAAAATAGCATTTACCATTGACGGAGTGACTTATTATCTTCTGGCGGGAACGACTATTAGCTAGGAAAATAATATGTTTATTTATGGTGGTCTCGTTACTATTCTCAATTATGGGAATTACTACATTGGAACTGATCCCATTGGAGGGGGCGTCATGCTCTATCAAGATGGAAGTTCAATGTTGTATCAGGATGGTACCACCATGGTTTATCAATAGAGGGGTTAGTTATGGCTTTTAACTGGGAACAACTCTATGGCGCAAATCCTACCACCATATTTGAAGCCTCGGATATTTTATGTTTAGCGCGTTCTCCATATGCCCCGGGAGATAATTACGGATTTTTATATTCTTCATTAATTCCCCTGACTACAGCTGGAGATTTATTTGCTTGGGACTCTACTTTTAATGCGACACGTCTTCCAGTTGGCGATACGGGAACTTTTTTAACAGCGGACTCATCAGAAACAATTGGTCTTTCTTACACGACTGATTTATTTTGGAATAAAACTCTAAGTTATTTAGGAGTTGGTACTACCTCACCTGAGGCGCCTATTCATATTTTAGGAAATGTGGACGACATTCAATTATTAGCAAGCGATACCGATACTGGAAATAAAGCATTTCGCATAGCATCTCTCCATTATGATAACCCAGAGTTGCCATTTGTCTGGGGATTTGCTTCGTGTCTGTCCGGTTCTAATACCTTAAATTTAGGAGGAGGAACAGGTTATGGAAATGCAGCCACGGCGGTAGACGTATGGTGCGCAGGCAATTCTACTACGCCTACAGGAACTCAAATTGCTACATTCACTATTAACGGCATGAATATATTAAATGGCGGGTTAGCCGTTGGATATTCGAGCGCTCCGATTGCTGGGATTATAGGAGTGGGGGATGAAAATTTTCATTTGGATTTTGATGGAGGAGTAGAACCAGGTCTTACATTCGACGCGGACACTTATATCAGCTATAACCGTTCCAATACTCTTTATACTTTTCGAATTGACGGGGATAACTACATTCTCATTGATCCAACTGACGGCGCTGTTTTTGGAATTCAAGGCGTACAAATAGGTGCACCTTTGGGTGGTAATAAAGGAGTTGGGACTCTCAATGTTCAAAATGGAATTTACCAGGATGATGTTCCTGTTTTATTAGAATCAGATTTAGTTCCCTTTACTCCCACCATGTCCGATAACAGCGGAAATAATTTTACGCTCAGTGCTGCAGAAGGATATTTATCTACCACTAATGGGGTGAGCACAGTTTGGATGGATATTGTATGGAGTTCCAAGGGCTCCGCAGTAGCTGGAGATCCTGTTTTAATTCATTTAACTGGATTAACCACCGCAAGTTCCCCTTCTCGTCAGCCATTAAATTTTGGATATGTAACAGGAGTAACCGGGGTGAATATAGGAATTTCTGTGGGGGGTGGTTCTACCGCCGGCGTATTAGTTCAATGTGCTGCTGGAGTGGGAGCAAATCTCACTGTGGCCGACTTATCAAATTCTGGAGAAATCCAAATTTCTGGCCCCTTGGTCTTAGCATAATTTTTTTAATAGAATTTTATAAATCATAAAATCGAAATTTTTTTTATTGGAAATTTACCCTAAATAAATGATAAGATTATTTTTTAATCAAAATAGGAAAGGAAAAATGAAAAAGTATCATCAAACCGAAAAAGATAGAAAAGATGAATCGCATGCTATGAAAGGAAAAAAAGTCGCGCATCATTTAAAAAAAGCTGCGGTCTCTGCTAAAAAAGCTAGTGCGGCACATAAAAGAACAGAAAAAGAGTTAGCAAAAGCCCATGAAGCGGCAGCGGGTAGAAAATATAATAAAAGCGAAAAACATAGAAAAAGAGAATCGGAAGGTATGAAACGTTCTGGTTATTAAAATGTTTAAAAGACCTGCTCTCTCTCTCCCTAGTAGCAGGTCTTTTTTTAGGTTAGTCTCCTAAAAAAACATATCCTAATAAGAAATAAATAATCAATCCGGCAATAAATCCTGACAATCCAAATAAAATGAGTGCAAAAATTAATGGGATGGTTAACAGCAATCTACCTAACAGTCTCAATTTAATTTCTCCATTGATTTTTCGGGCACATAAATTCGATCATATTTTAAAAAACATTCCAAAGTGCAAAAATAAATATTTCTCACTGCAGAATAAACGGGCTTATCAACACAGTCTATTAAGCATTCGCACATAGGGCATTTTTTATTATATTTATTCCTCACTTTTTTTTCCTATTATTTTTTGATTTTTAAATTTAGATCATTAAAAATCTGTTCTTTTATATTATCGTCTATCATATTAATATCTGTATAATCAATATTATTGGATAGTTGCGTTCTTACCTTAAAGGTGACGCCGGCGTCCATTTTTTCCCATATATTGCTTGTTGCAGAGTGAAATATTTTATCCCTTAATAGTCGCGTTTTGTTCACCCATATATAAGCCGCTTTCTTATCCTTTAATAATTTAGGCGAATTATTTTTCATTCTTCTGGATCCGGCGGAGTTCGTAAAGATATTGTGCAATCGGGTATGGAACCTTTTTCCATACCGTGCAGTAAAGATTCCATGGGAGGTGCATTGTTAATCGTATATCCACCGAAAAACACATATCTTCCCATTCCTTCTGAGGACCCATAAAACTAAAACCTGCCCCGCCAACGTTGCCACAAAAAATGGGCGCAATTAGTTCTCTAACACATTTTCCTGGCTCATTTTTCATTTGTGAGGCTCTGAGTTTTCATTAAGTCTAACTCTTCAAATATGGGTTTTACCCGAAAAATTTTATTCTGTAATATTTTCTTTTGTACCTCTATACAAATAGTATTTTTCACCCTCCCCCATACCATTGGGGTGACCCAGCCACCACACAAGTCATAGCTTAATTTGTTACTTAATAGTTTCCCAGGTTTCATGGAAGTACCTCTGAATGAGTATCCCGAAAATGTTCCCATATTTCTTTGTCCATATTCAGCTTAGCAGACCCTCCCTCAGAGTAGTCCGTAGGGATGCTAAAATTTTTACTGCAAAGTCTACATATCACAGAATGTGTAAGCAGATCGGAATATAAATAGTCATGATAAAACCAATTTTTGCTCATAATTTTACTCTTTAGTTTTTAGTAAGTCCCTGAAGCTCGGTGATAATTGCGAACCATACTGCTCTATCCCGTGTTTGATCAAATATTTGATCCACTTCGTTCCATACTTGCATCCCTACTTTGCCCCTTACTTGCATCTCTACTTTGCCCCCTACTTGCATCTCTAGTCCCCAACTTACTTCCGACCAAGGCTTGAATGCTACGGTTTTACCAACTTTATTTTTCATTTAATTACTTCGGTTATTATTTCCTTCCGTGATTGCTCCGGTTATTTCTCCTATACTCTAATAATTTTATTAGTTCGAGATCCCTCAGCTCTTTCACAAGTACCCTCCATGGTATTTGATCCGTTATTTGATCGTGTACTTGATCGAATACTTGATTGAATTCTTGATAGAATACTTGATCGTATAGTTGAGCCCTTGCTTGTTTGCCGACTTGCACGCCTAGCTTTTCCGCTAGCTTTTCACCAGGACTATTTTTTAAGTCTTCTCTCAAAAAAAGACATTTCATCATAGATTTAATTTTAGAAAACATTTAAATTTTTACCTCTTCCAGCGCATACTTTTCATAAAAATTATTGGGATTTTCTACCACTTCAGAATTTATCTCCTCTTGAATAAACAACTCTTTATGGCAACAATCACAAGTATGTTGACTAATTTTTTTATCTATTTTTTTTATAATAGGGTGCGTACATGTATTTTTAAGAAAATTCCACCACATTTTTTTCTCCTATTTTTTTAATTAATCCTCAACCTTAACGGGCTCTTCGGCATCAGTCCATTGTCGAGCAATTAACACCTCGTAAGCACCAGGATTAAATATAACGGGATCATGCTCCTCATGTTTTAATTCGGCTGAATATTCAGTAATTAATACATAAGTTTTTCCGCTACCATCTTTTGCAACAAACATTTTAACATTGGCCGTCTCAAATCTATGATGATGCCCAGTTTTTTCTCCGAATGCTAAAATAATTTTATTATTGGGAAATTCTTTTACGATAATTTCTTTTGGCAATTTTACTTTTTTTAAGTAAACATCCCCTTGACGACCTCGGTTAGTTACTTTTACTTTTTGCATTTTCTTCTCCTGCTTTAGTTTTTAATTTAGAATAAATTTCGTCCATTACGCTCCACCGTAACGGTACTTGATCAAATACTCGCTCATTTACTTGCTTCACTACTGGGCGCCATGCTTCATCCCAAACTTTATTGTCTACTTGCTGTTTTACCTCCCGCCGTATTTTATTCCGTATTTTGGATGATATATTAATTCCTATCTCTACTTTCTCCCTTAGTTGTTCCACTACTTTCTCCCCTACTTGTTCCACATTTTATCCCATACTTGCACCCCTACTTTATCCCATACTTCCTCCCGTACTTCCTTCTCTACTTTCTCCCGTACTTCCACGTCTACTTGATACCCTACTTTATCCCATAATTTCTCAAATACTGAATCCCTTACTTCCCCCCATAATTTCTCCTCTACTGCCACCCCTATTTGCGCGTATACTTGACCCCCTACTTTCATCCAACGATTTTTCCTCCTAGCTTCACATTTTTTCATAAATATCAGCTAGAATTTGATTGAAGGCTGACGTTTGGAGTTCAATAGATCCATCTTGGCTAATAGTTAAAAGAGACTCCCATTCTGTGTTACTATTTTTTTTAAAACATAATTGGATGTTTGCATTAGAAAGTTCGAAAAGCTTAAATAAAACCTTTTGTTTTTCTTGTTTAATATTTTCATTTAATATTTCAAATTTCATTTTTTTCCTCTTTTCTTTATAGTGTTTTATTTTGATTCTCCAGATATCTTGGCAAGATTTTTTGGTGTAACCATATTCTACAAAGGAGCAGCATTTTATATAATACCAAACATACAGGCGAGATGGCTCGATCTTACCATACCTAATTTTTGGAATTTTATTGCATCTTGGACACCTCTTAATACTCCTAAAAATCATACAATTTTACCTTTAATTTTTTAAGTCCCCACCTCAGTTTCTAAATATTCTTCCAGAGATTGATTATGGTGCCATGCCACTGCTTCAAGCGCATTGGTAATATCGGGTTTTACTCGAATATAATAAGGTTTATGAATATATTGGCCGGCGTCATTTAGTTCTTTTGTAGTATTTAACATTTCTACCATTACAATATCCGTATCATTTGTACGTGTTTTTTTCCATAATTTAATTGGCAACCCAGAATGAATATCTTTTTTTTCATCAATTAATGTTGCGCCACTATCAAAAATGTAATCCTGAATTCCAGATTTATATAATCCTATCATTATTCTTTTAACTTCCACGTTATTTTCTTTGTCGATCAGATCGATAGTTATTTTTTTGGGATCAGTAATAAAAAAGTCGGGCACCGTCACCCCATGAATTTGGTACAACTTCCACCCGTCTCTATATTCAAGCGCAGCTTCAGTAGTGCTGTGCAGTCTTCCCGCGGCATCTTTGTTTATTTTTAATGGCCTATCTGACATAAAACACATATGTTCACATGGTAAGCACCACCCACAGGATTTCGATAATTCAAAAAGACCATGAAGAGGATCAGTTTCTTTTACAAGACCACACTCTTCACGAAAAAAATCATAAAAACCCAACCAGTTTGCATCGTGGCATCCAAAAATTGAACTCCATGGATCAAAAGTTTGATCAGTGTTATCAACTAATTTATTGAATTTTAAATAATTTTCAAAAGGCGAGCGTGTCCATATAATTTCTGGTTCTGATAATTTGGCTTGCGCGTACATCCATTTAATGGCTGCTTCCGCACGTGGACGATCTGCTGGCTCAGTTGATAAACCGATATCTGTCCATTTTTTTACATAATATGGGAATTTGCCGGTTTGCTCTTTAGTTAATTTTTCTATTTTCATTTTAGCTCCTTAGTTTGTTTGATTAGCTCAGCTAGGGGCATCACTAGGTCTGGTACTGTGCTCCATAATTGCTCCTGTATTTTCTCCCATACTTTCTCCTCTACTTGCCCCCTCATTTGCCCCCATAGTACACCTACTTTACCTGCTACTTCCCCGGTTAGTTGATTCATTACTACTCTCCCCACCTTATTTTTCATTTATTTTTTTTAACCTCTCAAATACTTGGTTCTTTACTCTGTTCCATACTTCTTCCTTTATTTGGTTCCCTCCTGGCATCCATTCTTCATCCCTTATTTGACCCCGTAATTTCTTCCCTAGTTTATCCCATACTAGCCACCATACTCGCGCCCGTACTCGTATCAGAAGCTTGATTGCTAATTTTTCATTCCATACTAGCTGCATAACAACTACTCACATTTAATTTAATTTTTTAAAATGGTAAATCATCTTCTTTCATCGATTCTTGTGAAATATTTTCATGGGAGCTGTAAGAATCTATATAATTGGTCGCCTCTATAGTTTGACCTGCCGGATTAGTCCATTCTCCTCTTTTTTTTACGTTAGCTTTTAAAATTTTTCCCACACATTGTTCAGGTGTTAATTGATGAGAATCGTAAGAATCCATTAAATGTGCAGCTTCACAAAAACTTCTAAGTTTTTTTATTTTCGTTCCCTTTCCAGATAAAGAATCAAACAAAGGTTTTGTATAATTATCATTCAAAATATTCATAGTTAAATTAATTTCTGATTCGCCAGAATAAGAGTTGTTTCTTTCGAAAGCCTTTATTATTTTAATCACATATTGTCCAGCTGGGATCAAGATCATATCTTCTATTTCTTTTTTTGATTTAGGATCAAATTTCATTGTCTGTCTCCGGGTTAGTCATGGTTTTATTATAAAATTGTTTCATGCGCTCGATAATTATTTTTAGATCATTATCTATCAAAGTATCTTCAAACATAGTTAATGGGCTTTTCGCTAAATGAACGCCGTCATTTTGGGTTAAAAATTTAAATTTTCCATCAACAATTTGGGTATGCAAAATAATAGCAGGCATCCCTTCTGGCTTGGAATGGCTATCAATCATTTTTCCAAAAGATTTTAATTTTACTTTGTTTTCTTCTTGATCTGTATGCCACATTAAAAATATATACAAATCCTGTCTAGTCATTTGAAGTTTTTCCAAAAATTCATGAAGACATTTAGCAATAAGAGTAAAGCGGTCGTATCCTTTATCAGTAGCGCTCGCAAAAATTTGATGAGTAATAAGATATCCAAAATCATCAATAATTAAAGTTTTTATTTCTGGTCTTCTTTCGCTAATTGCGTCCACTAATTTACCAACTATTCGATATTCATTCGAAAAAAATAAATTTCCAGGATTGTTCTCAGATTTTTCTTGATACATGCTCGCTGAACCTGGAAAAGGGAGGTCTTTATTACAAATATTGATTATATAGGTCTCTTGCGGATTTAAAGTACGAATGGAAGTGCTTTTTCCAGAGCCACTTTCTCCTATAATATATACTAATTTTCCCACGATTTACTCTCCATTATTTTTTCGTTAAGATATGACATAGTTGCCGTCCTACTTTCCACCTTACTTCATTCCCTATTTTCTCCCGTACTTCCTCCCTTACTTCGTTCAATACTTTGCCCCCTACTTTGCCCCCTATTTGCATCCCTACTCGCCACCCTACTCCCGACCAAAGCTTGATTTCTACTATTTCCCCAACTTTATTTTTCATTTATTTCCTTGAAAGGTTATTTTCCATACTATCTCCTGAAATATTTTATGCCATACTTCGTCCGGTACTTGATTGGTTATTCCCGAGTGTACTTCCTCCCATACTTCGTGGTTTATTTCCTCACATACTTCCTCACATCCTTCCTCGTGTATTTGAATACGTAACTTTTTCCTTACTATTTCACCAACTTTATTTTTCATTTATTTCTTTTAAAGGTTATTGTTTTACCAAATTATGAGATATTTTATTCCATACTATCTGCTGAAATATTTTATGCCATATTGCATTCTTTACTTGCCCTGGCATTTCGTCCGCTACTTTATCAGATACTTCGTTCCATACTTGCTGCTCTACTTTAGTCCGTACTTGCTTCCCTACTTTTCCCTGTACTTGCATTCGAATCTTGATTGTTACCCTTTCACCAACTTTATTTTTCATTTATTTTCCTTTACTTGATACAATCCTTTCACTCATTATTTGATCCCGTACTTCCTGGAGTACTGGCTCCGCTACTTGATGCCATACTGGGGTCCATATCTCACCTGAGACCTCAGCCAATACTTTATCCAACGCCTTATGCACTAACTCATCCACTAGCGCATCCGCTACATTATTCCGTATCTTATTGATGATCGGTTTCATTTATTTGATCCAAGGTAAAATGTAATTTACTACACCCTCGGTAGCAAAATTGAGTGCTAAAATTGCCCCTGCGGTTTGTAACAATAATTTTTTATCAAATTTATGGTAATCGGCATTTTCCTTTTCGTAGTCTGCTCGTAATTCCTCCATAAAATTTAAATTTTTATAATCTTTATGAAAGCTCGATAAATTTTTCATACCTATTTTTTTATTCATATTCTCATCCTTAAATAGAATTTATATATTTTGCTTCGATTTTTTCAAAAGAAAATTTTTCATCTGAAAATTCTGATCTAAAGTCCACCTCGTCAAACTCTTCTTCATTTTCAAAATTGGATTTATCCATTCTAGGTCTCCTGATGTCTTTTCTTTTGAATGGCCCCTCTTTCCTTCAGTGAGGTAATAGTTTTAATAAATTCATCGTACCGAACTTCTTCTAAAATAATTTCCAGATGCTCTTTTTTATTTTCGATAGATGAATGTAAAATACTAAAAATTCTTTCAATAAATTTTTCATTTTTATTATTCATATTTTTACTCCGTTACAAAAATTATTGATTCAATTGGGGTGTTATGTGAAGAAGGCTTTCCCGGAGGGAAGGAATTATCTCGAGTATACCGGTGGAAAACTTCCTCTCTTAAAATTGAGAATTCTTTAGGGGCATCTACTCCAACGTGTACCTGATTACCATTCACCCTTACTATTTGAATTTTTATCAATCCGTTATTAATAAAAATCCGGTCGCCCACTGATCTAGTCAACACTAACATTTCTATTCTCCTTATTATTATTTATCACCTTTGACATTCGCTATTGTGACCATGTATCCCTCCACAGAGGGGACATTCTTGGTGGAAATTTGAATTATTTTTAATAAATCGTAAAATATAGAAGTTCATAATTTCCTACCGTTTTGTAAAGGGGAGACAGATCATTTTAGGTTAAGGCCCCCCATAAATATTTCTATAAATAAATATTTATATTTTTAATGCTAACCTTCTTTTTTAGAGAATGCAACCTTTTTTGTTCTTTTATTTTTTTTAAGATAGGAGTCAAATATTTTTTCCACATATCTGTACAAAAATAGGCCTTCATCCAATGCTTGTTGGTGAAGCTCGGCGATCATTTCAGGGGGTAAATATACATTTAATGGCAATCGTCCCCGTCTTCCATACATATCTTTTTTCATTTTTAAGCTCCTAACCGTGGTTAAAACTAATACGAATGGGAGCCTACCATGTTGACTAATTTAAATCAATCTATTGATTGACATACTGTGAAATAAGTTGAAAGATAGGTGAGCGTTTAAGAAATCCAAGCTTATTTGTTAATTACCTCAAAGGAGTTGGCTATGTCCATTCAAAAATTAGACTTCAATAAAGTTACGCAAGAAAAAATTCCATATGCAATTGTTAACACTCAAGTAGTTCAGAAAATTTACAATCCAATAGCCCTAAGCATTTGGGTCTACCTTTCCACCTTACCCCCATCCTGGGAGGTAAATAAAGCCCAGATTAGAAAACATTTTGGGATCAGCGAGAAAGGCATTAAATCCGCGATGGCTTACCTCAAAAAATGTCGTTTGATTGAATACCATCAACCGACTGGAAAAGGGGGGCGTTTTATGGGGCAGACCATTCATGTTTTATGCGGGAGAGAGTTTCTTGAACAAATTGGTTCAACCGGTGGGTCAAAAACCGCCCCAGCGGATTACCGCCCGAGCGGTAAAGACGTGCATATAAATAACTATAAGGATATAAATAACAATACTGGTATAAATAATATGGCCAACGAAGTTGACCAAACGCAAGAAGATCAAAATTGTACCATCGTGGAAAAGAGAGAAAATTCTAAAAATTTGGAAAAGTCTTCTCATAAACCCGTTTCAACCATTAAAAATGACTCAAAATACGCCGGTAGAGAGTTTTTAGAGTTTTGGGCCTGTTACCCACTGCATTCTAAAAAACATCGCGCATATCAAATATTTAACCGTTTAAAAGCAAGCACAATTATTGATCAAATTCTAGGGGATATTGCGTGGAGAAAACTTTATGACCAAAAATGGAAAGATGGGTATGTTCAATATCCGGATACTTATTTAGTTCAACGGCGTTGGGAAGATGACCATGAAATTTTAAGGAATCCCAAAGGAGATACTCAAAAATTGTCCAATTTTGGAAAGTATTTGCGCGCTCAAAAAGAGAAAGAAAAAATGATAGAGCACGAGGAACAAGTGTATGTGGTAACCACCCCTAATCCAAAAAAGCACATTGAAGAATAGGGGGACGAATGAAATCCATGGCCATTTTAGAAGTATTTAGAATATTTAGTCTCAAATATGGGACTAACTGGACAAACAGCAGAGAAGAAGACCTATGGGAGGACACCGTAAAAATGTGGGAAAAGGATTTAGAGAGGTACTCCCCCTCGGTTCTTCTGGCTGCTGCTTCCGTTGTTCACATCACCCACCCTAGCTTTCGTCCTACCGTTGGAGAATTTGCCCAACTTTGCAAAAAGGTAGAATGGGAAAGGCGCTCTCCTTACGGCTCTTTTCCATCCTCAGTGGAAAATGAACAGTTCCCATCTAAAGGCTATATAGATTTTTTAAGGTGGGCGCTAAATTTTTATGGCGGAACGCCCGAAAAGCGGATGAGGTTTGAAAGTTATAAAAAAATATACGAAGAAAAAAGTGGCGTTAATTATTGTGAAGCGGCCTGGGTAAGGACAAAAGGAGGACATTCCAAGCTAGTTTCCCCTCCAAATTAACAGGAAACTAGGTTGGAAGGGCTTTGTTCTGCTGTGTTTTAAATAAATTTATTATTGATATATTCCGTGACTTACACCACAATATTAAAGTTCTTGATGACGAGAGAACAATTCCCAGCTAGTAAAAAACACCATTTTTTATTGGTTGGGAGTTCTATAAAAGGGCGGGGAAATTTTAGTTTTATTTTCCTTCTTCTTCTCTATAGAATTTAAAAAATAGGTGGAAGAAAAGTATGATTTATAGTCGCTGTTGCAAAGCACCAATGGAAGTTTGTTCTGGTGAGACTCAATATTACTATTGTGTTAAATGTGGCCTAGCTGGCGATCCTCTGGTAATTTTGAATGAAGAATTTCGCTCAAATAAAGAGGACATGCATTAGAATGAATACCGATCTAATAGAACTTTCATTACAATGGGCGTCTTTTGAAGAAGGGTGCGTGCTCAAACCTTATCGGGATTCTTCTAAACATGCATGGCTTACAATTGGGAAGGGCCGTAATCTCGAAGGAGTGGGGTTGCGAAATGTTGATGAAGCGGACTATCTTTGCCGAAATGATATTCGTTATTTTATTAATTTTATTTCACAAAATTATTCTTTTTTTGAAAGACTTGATTTGCCCCGACAACTAGCATTAATAAATTTTTGCTTTGCGGGAGAGGGCACTTTTTCTTCCTTTAAAAAAACCCTAGAACATTTGAAAAATTCCAATTTTTCGCAAGCCGCAAAAGAATTTTTAAACTCTCTTTATGCCGCCCAAGTTCCTGGCAGAGCTAGGCGGATTGCAGCCGTATTACGCACTGGAGAGCTTCCCCCTCCCGTGTATTTTTCTAATAAATAATTTTAGAGAAAAAAATATGAGTAATTTAGCGAAGGTGGTCTCTAAGGTAGCACCGTTATTGGGGAGTGCTTTGGGCGGCATAGGTGCACCTCTTGGATTATTGGTTTCTGGGATAGCCGGATTATTTGGAGCTGACCCTACCTCTGAGGAAGATATTATTTCTAAAATTTCGGCTAGTCCAGAAGCAGCTCTCAAGCTCAAACAATTTGAGCTAGAACATCAATTTGATTTGGAAAATATTATTGCAGCTGATCGGACGTCTGCGCGGTTGCATGAAGTGGAAGTCACCAAGGCTATTGGGCGCCAAGATTGGATAAGGCCTTTTTTGGTGGTAACGAGCACATTATTATTTGGAAGTTTATGTTTTATAATTGCCTTCACCACCGCTGATGCAAGTGATCGGGACTTGTTTTATATGCTGATTGGATCGCTTAACACAGTGTGGGCCGGGTCTATTATTGGGTATTATTTTGGGGGCTTTTATAAGTTACCGAAAGAGCCTAAAAAAGATCCCCCGTCCGAGTCTCTTAAAAAATAGTGTATGGAATGTAAGGAATGCTACTCCTCATAGTAATTTAATTACTATATCCCATTGATTTTAAAATAATTTATTGAAAATAAAATATCCGATTATTTTTTCGGCGTGAAGGAAATTGTGCACGCCGACTTTTGTTCAAGCCGTTTTTAACGAATAAGTTAACTGTTGGATGCCCTACTTAGGTACCGACCCAGTGCCCCCTCCTCTCCAAGCTGCCGCACCGCTAATCGAATTATACACGACCCTCCCAGTCCTAACTTTTCCTTAAAATGAGCTAATATTTTTACTTCCTCCTCGGTTAAACGTACGGTGGTGTGAAAAGTAAATTTTTTAATATTTTTTGTCATTTTAATATTTCCTTTTCATAGTATTCTATCTTCATAGTGCTATATAAATTATATAAATGATGCAGTCCCTCTTTCATAGTCTGAGAATAACTGTTCCCCATTTTTACTCTAAAGTGCTCCAAAATGTCTCTTTCTGCATGCCCAAGATGAATAGTGGTAGAACTATAAAATCTGTCTTTTTTTTTATTCAATTGTAAAATCTCCGTGGTTCTCTAAAAATACTGTTTGTGTGGTGGCTGCGGCCAAAAATTGAGCGCCAGAGAGATTACAATTAACGAAGGTTGTGCCGGCGAGGTTTGCCCCCCGAAAGTCAGCCTTCTCTAAATCGCAGTATAAAAATACTGCAAGAGATAAATTAAGATGAAACCATGGAAAGGGATCGAACCGGCAGACTGTAAAAATGGATTGTGAAAAGTCTGGGGTTTGGTTGCGCAGGTTGCTTAATGTTAATTCATTCAAAACAATGTGACCGCCGAACATCCCGCGGGTGAGAGTGGATTCAGACATTAAGCAGGAGGGAGGATTATCTAAGTTGATGGTATGAGAACCTACTCGTATAAATCGGGGGAAGGGAGCAGCTTGCATGTTATTCATTTTTTTATTCCTTTTTTTATTAAATTAATTTAAAAACTCTAAATTCCAATTTCAATCCAAATGTTTTTGAATATTTTTCATAAATATCTGGTAAGTCGGTTTCTAATTTTTTTTGATTGAACCGGACTTGAATTTGAGATTTATAGGTGGCAAGTTCATGCCCTTCTGAGTTTTTAAAAGATTGCTCCGACCCCAAGTAAGTTTTCACCTCGGTGGCAATTTCATCATATTCTGTTTCGAGTTTTTTCTTTTCAGCGGCCAGCCATTTTAGCTTTTTAATTTTTTCCTCCATTTGAAGATGAAGGTCGAATAATTGAAGGCGAGAAGGAACGGCCTGTAAGGTATTTTTAGCACTCATTGTTATCTCCTGATGACGAGTTAGGATTTAATATGCAATGTAATTGTATGTCATAGTGACATACATTGTCAACCCTCAAAGCAACAATTCACAAAACCGAATAAATGTCATAGACACGAATTCGGCCAATTTAAATCTCGCTGAGGGACTATAATGGTTCTTTATGGGTCTATAATTTGCTGATTTGTCATTGTCATCGTGCTGTCATCGATGACTTAGTGATGACTGTGATTGGCGGATATGTCGAAAAAATGAAAAAAAATCGACACATTTTTTTGATATGTCGATAACTTCACTATATTAAAAGGCAGAATCCCCTCCCCCACCGTTCGCAATGTACGTTTACAAGTCCACTCTTGAATGGTTTATAGGAGAGGGGAGGGGATATGGTAGTTATAGAGGAGTTTCTATTTTTTGAACGAGAGAGCAAACAAAATCAAGCTCTCTAACTCTTTCTAAGAGAGGAGCGCGTAACGAGAGTAACTTGTGAGCGTCCGTTTGTAGGGTGTCGGCTTGCTCGCGTAGGCTCATTTGAGTCTGTTTAAGCATTGTGATTAAATCTTTTTGCGTATCCCCTTTCCATACTTTTTTGTCGGAAGTAGGAGAAGAGTCAGGTAAATTTTCCATAACGGTTTCCCTTTAGTTGATAAATACAGATGGAAAGTCTAATGGATCATAGTTTTTACTTCAATGGAGAGCTGTGCGATTATAATGGAAAGATAGAAGTAGGAGGAGGCTGAAAATGTGGCATGCACTAAATAGTATTGTCATTATTGTAGTTCTTGTGCTGGGAAGTTACCAGCTTGGAAAACTAACCTATGCGCGGCTGAAAGAAATGTTCTTATGGATGAAGAAAAAATTTTTAGCGTGGAGCGAACATCGGTGAGGAAATAATGCCGTCCATTCCAAAATTAAATAAAGCGCCTGGTCATACTACAATTTTCACGGAAAAAACGTTAAAGGAAATTGCTGGTTACATTCAAGAGGGAATCCCCCATGCGATTGCAGCGGAATGCGCCGGCATGTCTTACGACAGATTTAAAGTGATATTACGCCAAGGCAGATTGGATTTGCATCATAATGTAGACAGCATGCATTCTCGCTTAGTTAAGTCGTTGGCTACTATTTTTAGAGAGCATATTATTTCTCGACTTCATAAAATTGAAAATGATTTACCTGGCGCGCACGGAGCGCAATGGTATTTAGAAAGAAAATTCTGGAAATATTTTTCATCCAAAGCAGAAAATATGGAGTTAGCAGAAGAGATAGAAGAATTAAAAACGCAACTGCGTGAACAGAAAGAAGAAAATTATTATATTCCATCGGACTCGTCATCCAAGCCATCCACGGCCTCTAAGAGGAAAGGACGAGACGATGTTATGCCCAAAGTGTAATTGGCCGGACTCGGCTGTATTAGGCACCCGCTATATTGAGAATCGAGACGAAATTAAACGACGTCGAAAATGTTTACATTGCTTGACGCGCTATTCCACCTACGAAAAAAAATCCACAGAAAGGTCGGAACATGATCCCCTCCTTAGAAAATATTAGGCGTGAAGTTAGTCAACTTAAAACAGATCATGCTCGCCAAGATTCATTGCATATTCAATTTGAAGAAGACTCCACTATTATTTTTGGCCATCCTAAGCGCACGTATTATCCTAACCCCACAGCGAAAAAATTTTCTGAAGATACTACCTTTGTGCAGCTCATTATGGGGCCGTATGGCTCAGGAAAATCTACAGCCTGCATTCATAAAATTGTTGAGCAGGCTTGTCGCATGCCGCCTTGGAGCAATGGAAGACGCAAAGCAAAATGGGTAATTATTCGCAACACTAGCGGTGAGTTGCAATCTACGACTCTGCAAACGTGGTTAACCTGGTTTGGAGAATTAGGAGTAATAAAAAAGCGTCAGAAACCATTGCTCACCTATGAGCATATTTTTAATGACGGGAAAGGAGTAATAGAGCTAGAGCTAGTTTTTATTGCATTGGATCGACCGGAAGACGTGCGTAAGTTGAAATCGCTAGAAGCTACAGGAGCCTACATAAATGAAATTTCAGAAGTACCTCAAGTGGTATTACATCATTTAATTGGCCGTGTGAATGGGCGTTATCCATCCAAGAATTTTTGTAATGTTCCCTATTGGAGCGGGATTATTTGTGATACAAACCCTCCCGATGAAGATCATTGGATTTATAAAGATTTTGAATTAAATCCAACTCCAAACTATAAAATTTTTCACCAGCCATCTGGGCTTCTCTTAAATGACGATGGGTCTTATGCAAAAGATAAATGGGGGAATTATCAGGCTAATCCAGCAGCGGATAATTTTGAAAACTTAAGTCCCGACTACTACCCCAAGTTAGCTGAAAAGAGATCAGAGGGCTTCATTAAAGTATTTTGCTCTGGAAAATACGGAATGGTTGAATCTGGAAAAAGAGTGTACCCAGAATATAATGATGATTTGCATTCTGTTCCGAGCATTCAGGCAGCTTTAGAATTGCCCTTGCACTTAGGGTGGGATTTTGGATTGACTCCAGCGTGTATTGTTTTTCAAATTTCTTCGAGAGGAAAAATACTAATAATAAGAGAATTCACTACGCAGGACATGGGAATACGCACCTTTGCTAAAAATATGGTGATGCCTGGATTGGCATTACATTTTCCTCACATGCAAGTAGAAGGCTCGTGGGCTGATCCTAGCGGGGCTAGTCGCGACGATATATACGAGGAACTAAGTTGCATCGGAGAACTAAATTCGCTTGGAATAACCACCCAAGCAGCCGATACTAATGAGGTGGCCGCAAGAATTGGTGCTGTGCGTTATTTTTTAAATACGATGATCGATGGCGCCCCGGCATTTCAATTGGCGCGGGAGAACTGTCCCGTACTGCGCAAAGGATTTCTGAACGGTTATCATTACAAACGAATAAGTCGGAGTGGGGATGAGCGTTACCAGGAAGTTCCAAACAAAAATGATTTCTCTCATATCCACGATGCACTGCAATATGGTCTATTGCAATTTGCATCCTCTCGCGTTACAGCAGAAAAATTTGAGTCGTCCGAAGAAGTCAGTACATTTAATCCAGTCATGAGGTGGGAAATATGAAATTTTACGAAGCTTTTAAAAAACTTTCAGAAGTGAAGGGAATTACGAGACAAAAATGGATTTCTAGTGAGGGGCTTTTTGATGCACGAACTATAAATTATATCTGTAAAATGCCTGGCATTAAGGTAGTAATAATGGTTTCAATTTCGGAAAATTCTCCGATGACTCCGTGGATCCCAGAGGTAGAAGATTTAGAAAGCGACGACTGGGAAATATTCCAAACTGAAATGGTAATCCCACATAGTGGGAGCGAGAGGTAAAAATGATTAATGAAACTCCCGACACTCAAGAGATCGAAAGATTACCTGAGAAAAAAATTGCAGATTTGCAAGATGAGCGTCTAGCTGCTATGAGGGAAGCTGGAATCGATCAGCTGCATATCTTAGATACAGCCCGCGAACACGTGAATATTTTTACAGGTGGCTTTCAAGAAAATATTACGCGTGGGCTCTCCGATATTACTTTTGCCGTAAAAGCCCAATGGAGTGACGGCGAACGATCTGAGTTCCAGCGGTTGGGAAAAACCCCACTGACTTTTAATAAATTATCCGAACCATTGAAGAAAGCATTGGGGGAGCAAAGAAAGAATAGAGCAGATTTAATGGTAAGATCACTCGATGGAAAAGCCACGCAAGAGGAAATTAATTTACGCCAAGATTTATTGCGAACGATTGCCTACACCAATCAAACGGATCTTATTTATCAACATGCATTTAAATCTGCCTTTTTCATTGGGTGGGGAGCATTTGAAGTAGGGTTGGATTATGCAAGCCCGTATAGTTTTAAATATTTTCCCTTTTATAATCTTATTACTGATCCCACCAGAGCAGTGTGGGATTTAAGTGCCATTATGCCTCATAAAGGGGATGGAGATTATTCTGGAGTGAGTTACGATATGCCCCTCACTCAATTTTATGCGGCTCACCCCGACATTCAAAATCCTGTATCTTTTACTCCTTCCACATTAACGGGAAATTATCAATGGGTGAACAAAAAAACTATTACGGTTTATAAAGAGTATAGAAAGCACTGGTTCCCGTTAACAATTTTAGAACTCTCAGATGGCCAGGTAGTCACCGAATCAGAATGGGAAGAAGCACAAAAGGTGCATCATCAACAAGAATCTATTGTAACTGGTTCCGTCGTAGAGAAAATAATTACTGCAAATTTTCCTTATATTCGAGCTCGTCGTAAAACTAAAGATTATAAAATTCGTGTTTATCAAATGATTAAAGATCAAGTTATTTCTTGGAGTGAGTGGCCATCCAGACAATTAGGAATAATTTTTGTGGACGGCGATAGTTATTATTTACAAGGTTACCAATACACAAAATCTTTTATTGCCGATGCCAGAGACCCCCAACGCGCGCTGAATTATGTAAATTCTGAAATCATCACAGAAATTAAAAATAGGCGCAGAGAGCAATGGCTAGGCACCCCGGCCAATATTAAAGGACAAGAACAACTTTGGCGAAATCCTGAATTACAGCATGGTATTTTAAAAGCCGTGCCGGATCCTAAAACGGGCCAGATGCCACAGAAAATGCCCCCCTGGGATATGTCACCTCAACTAATGCAAAACGCTATTAAATTGGGAGAAGACATTAAACAGATTCTGGGATTCAGTGAACAAGAAGTAATGATGGCAAAGAATGCCAGCCAAGGCGCACAACGCGAAAGAAAATTATCTGGCGGATTGGCGACCTATTTATTTTTTGACAATTTAAACCAAGCGATTGCTCAAGGTGGGCGCATCGTTAATGACCTACTTCCTTATGTAATAGGGGACAACGAGCACTTTATGAATCTTTCTAAATTGGACGGCCAAACCGAAAGAGTCACTTTTAATAAAAAACAAAAAGATGGTTCAGTTTTAAATACTTTAACACGCGGCGAATTTGAAATTGAAATTAGTGCAGGCCCTAGTTATGCCGTTCAAAAAGATGTTGCATTAGACTTCTTTCAGCAAACGGTTTCAATGGCCCCTCAAGTCTTCCCTTTAATTGCTGATCTGTGGGCGATGAATTTGGATATACAATTTATGCCACAAATGGTGGAAAGACTTAAAACCTTAGTTCCCCCCAATATTTTGGCAAAAGAAAAAGGGGAACCTCCAGCTCCGCCCCCTCCTCCGTCGCCAGAGCAACAAATGCAACAAATGGAACTGCGCAATAAACAGCAAGACCTCATGTTGAGAGCCCAACAACTTAATAATCAAAAAAAGCAGCATGACCTCGACGAACAACGGCTACAAAATGAAACGATTGCATTATTGCAAAAAATGCAGACGGAAGGGGACAAATCTGATTTGGACAAATCTAGATTCCAAAAGGAACTCACGGAATTAATGATTAATGATCGCAATAAGCATCAGGAAAGAATGATAGATCTTCATAAGCATAATTCTAAAAATGATCAACAAGAAACGTAGCTAAATGCTACGGGTAGTATACCTGCCGAATGTTTCAAAGGTTTATAATTTCAATACGCTTATTAAGCGGGGCGAACGTGAGCGCCTAATATTCACGGGCGAACGCAAACGCGTAAAGTGCGGGCAGAAGCATGCCGGAGTAAGAAAAATATGTCAGCCACTGAGACAGAAAATCTCGGATTGGATATCAATCCGAATGAAGTGATGAAAACTGTAGGAGAGCCTCAAGAAGACCAAGCAAAATCAGATTCGAAGCCCAATGATGGGAAACCTTCCCATAGTGGAGACGAATCGCTAGCAGTTCAAAAACGCTTAACCGCGGAAAAAAGAAAACATGCTAGAGAAATTGCTGCTCTTCAAGAACAACTTGCTATGACGCAATTTGAACTCCAAAAAGTCTCGTCACCTCAAGGGTCAGCCCCTGTGGACCCAGCTGTCGAAGCGCAGGACAGTACTATTCAGAAGGCAGTGACTTATGCTCTCCAGCAACGTGAAGTGCAGGAAAAGCAGAAGCTAACGGACATGAGTAATGCTCATGTAGCCAACCTACGCAGTAAGTTTGGGAAGTATTTGGATGATTTTTCTACTAAGTACGACGATTTTGACGATGTAGTACGCGGTGAAAATGTCCCCATTAGTCAAGCCATGGCAGATTATGCCTTGACTCTTCCGGAACAAGGCGCAGGTTCAGCCGGTGAAGTACTGTACCACCTAGGTAAAAATCCTGAGGAGCTGGCACGAATTTCTAAACTCCACCCTATAAACCAACGAATGGAGATGGCGAAGCTATCTCATGCGTTAGTGGCTGGGTTGGGAAAGAAAGCGGCTGCCTCGGCAAAGCCCTCTCCCTTAGGCACGGCTAGGAACATGCCTGCACCAAATCCCACTATCGTAAATGAAAACACTCCTGTGGAGGACATCATTAATTTGATGCGCGCAGGAAAATTTAATCAACGATAGCTGGTTGTGGAATAAAAAAGAGATTGGTTCTCTACCCACTTCTAGCCTTTAGGAGTGAATGAGAATGCAAAATAATTTTATTACCACGCAGTTAGTAGCGAACCTTGCTTTGGCTGAATTTTCTATCAATTGCCCATTTATTGTTACTGGCTCTCGGATGTATCAAAAAGATTTCACGAGCAGTGGCTACAAAGTTGGTGACACTATTCAATTACGTAGAAGGAACCAGTACATTGTGGGCGACGGGCCAACCGCAGTGCCACAAGGTATCGTTCAAACGGTAGAAAATCTAACGGTCGCGCATCAATACCATACTTTGATTGAGTACACGATTGCCGATCTGGAGTTGAGAATTGAAGATTTCAACCAAGAATTTATTCAGCCCGCTGTTCAAAATATCATTGGTCAATTAGAAACTGACTTGGCTTTGGCTGCAGAATTGCAATCTTATATCTTCACCGGGAGTGCTTCATCGGCTATTAACTCGTTTGGGGCCGTCGATCTGGCTGGTGCAAAACTTTTATCCCAGGGTGTCAATTTATCAAAAGATGCTTATGTGGCTTTGAGTATTAATGATGCCAGTCTGTTAAAGCAAGGGGTGCAAACTAACTTCACACCTGTTTTTAACGAAAAAATTGTTAGAAATTCTGCTATCGGACACATTTCTTATTTTGATGCATTTCAATCTCAACAAATTGCAGCCCACTATGCTGGGGTAGGGCCTGTTTCACACAGCGGCGATACTCTTTTAGTGAATGGTGCAGTGGGGTCTGGTAGTACTATTGTGTTGAGTGGTGCTACTTCACCGGTGGCAAATTACTTTTTGCCAGGAGATATTATTTCAATTTCCGGAGTGCAAAGCGTAAATAATATTACTAAGAAATCCACGGGTAGTAATATGCAGTTCGTGATTACTGCGCCCGCAAATTCTTCGGGTAGTGCGATTACTATTCAAGTTAGCCCGGCTATTATTTCTGATTCCACTAACCCCCAAAGAAATGTAAGTAATGCCGTTCCTAACGGAGCCACAGTCACCACCTATGGAAATCATGCGGTGAATTTGGCCTACCCTATGCGGGGGTTAGATATCGTGTGTCCTCCCTTGTATAAATTACAAGTGCCAATGGTTGGTACAGCAGTGGATCCGAACACGGGACTCTCCCTCACCATTACGCAAGTGGGTGACATCCTAAATTATGTTAACTACATGCGGTTAGATTTATTAACCGGTTTTGTTTTCCATCCACAGTACGTGTGTCGTTTAATTTCGGCGTTGCCTTCTGGCTAAAGAAAAAGGAATAAAAAAATGTCTTTGACCTGTATATACAGTAAAAATTTTGGAATGAAAGTGGTTACCGACGATCAGGTCATGGACTTTTTAAAAACAAAAGAGTGGTTTACTCACCCGAGTTTTAATAATTCAAATTGCACATTAGGAGAAATTAAAAATGAAAAAATCAAAAAGCGAAAGAAGCAGTCAGAACCGGTTGGTGACGCAATCTGACTCAATGGACTCATTCGTTAAATCTAGTCAAATGAGTCGGAATAAATATGCTGGGAGAGCCCCCGTTATTCCTGCTCAGGCAAAGGAATTGGATGCTTACATGACCAACGATGGAGAAAAAGCAGCCGACTTTGCGCGCAGTCTTGCTAAAGGATTAGATAAAGTAGCCTTTCCCGTAAAATAATTAAAATAAGGGAGAAAGCGTGTGAGTCAGATTATTCCGACTACCACAGACTTAATTGTTGACTCCCTTTTTTTGATTGGGGAATTAGCAGTCACTGAAACTCCGGATGCATTTATGTTGAGGACGGGACTTCAACTAATAAATGCCACATTAAATATGTGGAGTGCGGACAGCATTTACATTCCTTATTTAAAAAAATTAAATTTTACTTTTACGCCAGGAAAAGATGTTTATTTAGTGGGAAACGGCCCTGGCGTAGATATTGTGTCGGACCGAGTAGTAGATTTAACTTTTGCGAATTATTTTTTGCCAACTGCCGGCGATACTCAATTATCCTATCCTATTCAAGTTATCACGCGGACTCAATATTTTAATGTAGTGCGTCAAACAAATGTTACAACGCGGCCAGCTTTCATAATGCTTAATCCGCAAGAAACTCATTCTGTTTTGACAGTCTACCCCAAGCCAGATCAGCCTTATCCATGCGAATTAAATATAAAATGTATGTTAAATTCGGTTACCCAACAACAGAGTTTGGAAGGTCTTCCTCCTCAATATTATTTAACATTCCAATATTTGTTGGCTCGCCAATTTGCATCTTATTATCCTTCGGCTAACTGGACGCCTCTGATGGAAGAAGACTATCAGAAATATATGTGGGCATTGGAAGCAGCAAACGATATAGATTTGACCATTCGTCCTTCTTTTATTTTGACTGGCCCTTCTCCATTTTACTGGCAAACTATTTTATCTTATGGGTAGGTGAAAAAATGATTCCTACTACTGATTTTAATATTGTCGGCAGCTTTAATAAACAACGGCTTCTTAATATTGACGCCGAGCGCGCAATTAACTGTTTTGAATACCGAGACCCGGAGGGAAAAAAACCAAAATCTCAACTTTATACCTCCGGGCTTAAGAATACGCAGTATGTTTTTTCAGAACAAACTGAAGGCGTACGAGCCCAATACACGTTGCTAGATTTTCAATACATTGTGGTTGGAAATGGAATATATCGACAAACCTTCAATGGGACAGTGAGTCTCTTAGGATATTTAGAAAATACTTCGTCTGGATATGTAGGGATTACTGCCAATGATAATCAAATATTATTTGTGGACGGAGTGAACGGCTATATTTGGGACACCGTACATTCTTTTTTTATAAAAATTACTGATACGCATTTCCCAGGCCACCCAATTGATGCTTTTACCTTAGATAATTTTATCGGCGTAATTGATGGTGGAACTCCTAATTTTCAGATTTCTATGTTTCTCCAAGCTGTTGTGTGGGGCCCCGATGTTAGTACATTTACCGCTGACTCTACTGGGCTTAATAATTGGTTAATTTTATCCACCACCGATAATTATCAAACCGGCGTGCCGTTTACGGTGAGTACGACGGGTACGTTGCCAAGCCCTTTAAATAATACAGACACCTATTACGCGATTTGGGTAGATGCAACGCATATCCGAGTGGCTTCATCCCAGGAGAATGCTTATTCTAATACTCCCATTCTTTTAACAAGCGATGGAACTCCAACCAACACTATTACTAGCTTAGGCGTATTACAACAGGGTGCTATCGAAAGTTATCCAGGCACTATTGTTGCGTGTAAAACTTTGCACCGAAGAATTTATTTTTTCTCAGAATATTTCACGGAGGTATGGGAGAATGCAGGGATCGGATTTATTTTACCTTTTCGTAGGAATAATTCTTTATTAATGGAATATGGGTGTGCTGCTATTGGGAGCGCCGTTTCAGATTTTGATTTAATATTTTTTCTTTCCAAGGCACGCAATGGACTGGGTGCTGTCATGATGGTACGTGGTACCGAAGCATTACCGGTGAGCACCCGCGCATTAGATTACGAATTGGCACAGTACTATGCTAATCAGCAAATATCAGATTGCCGAGCATTTTTAATAAAAGAGAATGGTCTTATTTTTTATAGAATGAATTTTACGGCTGCTAATCATACTTATGTGTTTAATGTTTCTCAATCGCAAGCAATGATATTTAATTTTACGCAAGCTGATCCTGGAAGTGACCAAGGAAAATTTTGGCATGAGGAGGAAGTTTTGAATGGTGATCGTCATCCAGCGCAATGCGGCGGAAATTTAAACGGAATTAATTATGTTGGAGATTATAAAAAACCAATTTTGTATATTTTGGATGTGAATACTTACACTAATAATAGTGAGGCTATTCGAAGAGCGCGCATTACACGCGTCTTATGCCCGCCAGGCTATCAGCGATTACGCGTGGACAGATTTCAAATAGACATGGCGCAAGGCCTACAGGTGCCAGACTTTGTAGCAAATAATATGCATTTGTACCTGGCTGTTTCTAAGGACGGCGGCACAAGTTATGGATATAAGTTGAAGGCCCCAATGGGCACCATAGGAAACAGAACTTTTAGGACGGTTTATAGAAAATTAGGAACGATCCCAAGAGGGCAAGGGTGGGTGGTAAAAATAGAATTTTATGATCCTTATCCTTTTGCTATTTTTGGGGCTGCATGGGCAGTTTCGCAATTACCGGAGTAAAATAATATGCCATTAGACTTTGATCAGTATCCCTTATACGACGCAATTGTAGGGAGAGATGGGCGCCATTTAAGTGATACGTGGAATTTATTTTTAGCTGCAGACCGGCAAAACTTAAGTCAATTTTTGACAAGCACCACGGTAAATTTACCTAATGTGACGACTGCGCAACGGGATCAACTAAAAAATTTAAAAAATGGATTAATGATTTATAATACAGATGTGGATAGTGCACAACTTTATAAAGAAAGTAGTAATACATGGGTAAATTTTCCATAGAGGAATATTAGAATGGCAAAATCACATTTTCCATCTTGGATACCAACTACGTTAAAAAATAAAAATTTTTTAAGCGGATTAGGTAGTTTTTTAGGAGGCGTCGGAATTAATTCTGGCGCCCCATTTTCAGCCGCCCAAGCAGCCTATGAAAAATGGGCTCAAATGGGAGGAAATGCTGAACAGCCATATATGGAAGCTGGTCAAGAGGCTATCCCTGAATATGAAGAATGGGCTCACAGTATGGCTGACCCAGAGGAATTTACTAACCAAATGATGGATGCCTACCAAGAGTCCCCGTATGCTAAATTTATGCAACAACAAGCGGTACGCTCTGCACAAAATGCGGGTTCACAATATGGGATGGTTGGGAGTAGTCCATATGATTTTCAGGTAGAACAAAATGCAGAAAATATTTCTTCCCAAGATTTACAAAATTGGATGAACCATGTGATGAGCTTGAATCGTCAATATGGGGGGGCGGAATATAATTTAATGAGAGGGGGACAAGGCTCGGCTAATCAACTGTTGAATTTATACGGTCGCGAAGCAGGGGCGATGGGAGAAACAGCCGCTGGCGAGTCAGCTGGACAGAACGCAAATACCGCGAGCACTATTGGAGGAATTGCTCAAATGGGAGAAGGCCTGGCACATACATTTGGATTTTAAAATTTGCTTTATTTAAGAAGAGAACTCTAAAATGAGATTACCATTTACTGCTTTACTTAATCCGATGACCGCGGGGAATCCCGTAGTAACAGCGCTTCATCAAGGAAATGTATTACGGCAGGCTATGTATGCGAGTCAAATTGCACGCGCTAAAGCTAAGGCTCAACCTGAACTTCTAAAATCTCAAATGTTGGCAAATATGCTACCATCCGTGACGAATGCTTTATCCAGTCCTTATTTTACTGCTACCCAAAAAAATAATTTAGTAAATCCTTTGCAGGCAGCACTTCACCAAGTTTTAAATTATGGGAACAGACCAGGAGCTGCCGTTTCTGGAGGAGGAACTGCCGGACTTTCCACCCCACAAGCTGCTCAAATTAGAAGAGCCACTCTGGGGAAATTAGGAGGAACTTTTCAGCCTCAAATTGCTCATCAAGATGCGAATGCAGTTAACAAAATAAATATTATCACTCATTTAGCCGATAATTTTTTGGGAATTCCCTACCGGGGAGGGCCAAATGCGCTAGTGCAGCCCTATAAACAAGCTGCACGAGCCGCATTAGGAAATAAATTGATTGGATTGCCAGGGGCAACACGGACATCTCCATCGGCTCCCACAGCATCTCTAAGAGCTACTCAAGATCCTCAATTGCCCTCATGGGATTTACCGTCTTATCAAATGTCTCTTTTAGAAAATTTAAATTTGTCCGACTCGCAGGCACGTGAGTTACAAAAAGGAAATCCCATCGTAATTGGCAATACAGCCTATCATTATTCTAACGGTCGTTTATGGGTTAAAAAAATAGGGGGGAATAATGCGCATAGGTAATCTTACTCCCTCCCCCCCCGGAGACGGTTGGGAATTAGCCGGGGGTAGTGGACCATCGAACTCCGCTGCTTCTCCCTCCCCTCCCGGTCCCGGCTGGGAGTTAGCCGGTGGAACTGGCCAACGCAAATCTGCTCCCCCCAAAGGCGGCGTGAAGCCTGCGCGTGCCTCTTTACCATCCTCCCCCTCTTGGAAAGCCATCGGCGGACATGCGCTGGAAAGTGGGTTAGTTGGAGCCGTAGAAGGAGGGTCTAGATTTGACGAGGCACTAGCCGATCCCAGTCGAGACGCGACTAACTGGTTGCCTTCAGCTGCGCGCAAAATTGTGGAAAAAAACCAGGGTGGCGGCTTTATTCCTTATCACCTAAGTCAGGCATTAGGAATTCCTAACACACCTCTTAACCGAGTGGCTAAAAATATTGGGATGTATGGGCCAGCGATTGTAGGAGGAATAGAGGCAGCCGATGTAGCAGGCACGGGGTTAACTAGGCTATTGGCTGGGCCTACCGCGGACGAAATCGCCGCAGACGGAATAAAAAATTTAAAAGCCTTAAGAAAAGCAAATTATTTAAAGGCCGTAACTGCGGTTAGTCATGCAAATGAAGCCGGCGACCATCCTTTACCCACTGGTATAGAATATAAAGTAAATGTATCTCCTAAATCCAAAGAAGTGCCCTCTAGTGCGGCTGAAAAATTAGAAGATAATAGAATGGCTATTGAATCAGCTATTTCTCCAGGATTTGGTGAAAATTTAAAAATGGCTTTTCCTAATAATGATAGCGGAATAAATGATGCCTACGACAAAATGGTTGCTGCTCCTACCGTAGGAAATGCACGTGCTCTTACTTCTATATTTAACACTATTAAAAATTCATCAGAAATTTCTCCCGCACAAGAGGCTCTTTTAACGCACGGAGAAACTTCGGTTAATTCAAATTTATTAAAGCCAGCGATGCAATCTTACTTGCGAGAAGGCCGCTCCACTAGCACTACTAAAAATGTATTTAAAAGATCCGCAGCCGATAAACTTAAAGATTTAAATAATGCTAAAAATTATCCTATTTTAAGAGATAACCCCTATGCTCCTCAAAATATGCGGGGGTGGCTGGGGGATAGTTTAGGGGCCACTCTTCAACATGACCATGCTTTCGGAGAGGACAGTGACGAGGAAAATTTACCTCTTACTTCAAAAACCCGCCAAGCAATAGAATTAAAAAATGCACTAGGAAAAAATTTTGATAAAGTTTTTGAAAAAAAATTCCCCTTAGGAACTGAAGATTATGGAAGGAATAAAAATCCTCTTAATCCCACAGAGGCTTATAAAAATCTTTTAGACAATCAGAATATTGGGAATGCTTTAGAAGCTCGCCGGGTTTTTTTATCTTCTGCTAACTCTCCAAAAATATTAAAAAGCCAAGCTGACGTATTGCGAGCCGCAGATCATGGAATTAAAAATTTAATAATCAAGGGGCTGGGAGACTACGATGCACAAAATGGTACTAACTTAGCCGGCCATTATTTAGCAGCTGATGCGCCTTTTAAGGGAGAATTTGAAATTAGATCTTATCCAGAATTAGATGATCTCCTCTCGGCCAGGAGCGATCCGGAGGATTACGATCCAGAGAAAGTTACAAAAATTTTAACCAAAGCAAAACATAAAGGGATTGGGATTGCATCGCGTGATAATCCCGGTTACCACCTTAACACGGAAATAAAAAATGCTCTGGCTAAAAACAGGCGCACTCCAGGTGCTACAAAAAAACTTATTAAAAATAGCCTGAAAATTTTAGGAGGCTCGGCTTTAGCATCCGGTGGATGGAATACTACAAATGCTTTATTTAAACATTTATTTTAAAAAATGAGTTTGGAATGACAATTACATATACTCTTGCCCCAAATCCGAAATGGTACGTCGCTGACTTAACTGGCAAGCCGCTTGGGGCCGGTTATTTACAGGCCTTTGAAAGCCAAAATCCTAGCGTGCAAAAAATTGTTTATCAAGACCCAGAGGGAACTATCCCGTGGCCAACTACAGTGATTGGAGGATATAACTCAATTTTATTTGATGCTAATGGTTCTCAAGGGCCTTTTTATTGGGAACAAGACTCTACCGATGCGGAAAATCAATATTATATTAGAGTCTATGACATTAATAATGTTTTTCAATGGGATCAAAATAATTTCCCAGGTCAGACTCAGTCGGGACCTGCCCCAGAAACTCATAATGGATTGCAAAATTTGATTGTAAATAGTCAGCTCCATAATAATTTTGGAAGTAGCCCAACACCTATTGCCTCTACCGCATTTAAAATAGCCCCCGGGGCGCATGCTGGATTTGCTCATACGTCCTCTAATTTTGGGCCTGATATTTGGTTTCTAAAAAGTAATACGACGGCCACTGATAAAATAGAATTTATAAATTTTACTTTGGGAAGTACGGCTTTAGCAGGAGATATTACACCTTTGCAATTTTGTCGGTATACCTGCACTGTGCAAGGCACTGAAACATATAAATTTGTTCAAATTCCTATTACTAATAAAGTTCAAAACTTAACAGAAGTAGAGGTCACATTTTCTATTTGGGCGAGGTCATTGGCAGGAGCCAATCAATTAAGGTTATCAGTTGCGCAATTTTTTGGGGACGGCGGGTCTCCCTCTGCCGTTGTCGACAGTACAGCTGAAACTTTCACGACCACTTCAGAATGGATAAAATATCATACTACCTTCACGGTGCCCTCGGTAACCGGAAAAGTACTCGGGAGTTGTGGAAATGATGGCCTGTTTTTGAGAATAAAGTTGCCTTTGGGGGCTACCACTATTTTAGATTTCATTAAACCGTGTATGTATACCGGTACGGTGATTCCTACTGAGCAATATACTCCCTACGATATGACAGACGCAGTTACATGCTCTCCTAGAACTGGTCAAAAAACTTTTTCAGATGATGGAACAGCGCCTTTTGGATACATTGCAGCAAATGGCGGAAGCATTGGAAGTGAAACTTCGGGTGCTACCTTGCGAGCTAATCTCGATACCTTCCCTTTGTATAATTTATTATGGAACAATTGTCTTGATAATTGGGCTGCGGTGAACGGATCGCGTGGCGCGTCTTCTATCGCTGATTTTGCAGCAAATAAATCAATGACAATTATGCAAAGCAACGGGCGTGTAATTGGGGCTTTGAATCCTATTATTACTAATAGTAACGTTTCGGTTACTATTACAGCCTTAAATGTTACAGCAGTGAGTGTGGCAGCGCCTGGAGTGTTCACTACG